TTTTAATCACACTCTGCCATGAGATCATACATATGTGTGTTTATTTAGATTCACCTAAAACAGAACAATACACAAGCCATAAAGGTTTGTTCTTAAAATTACAAAAGCGTGTAGCCAATACATTTGGCTTTGACCCAAAGGAGTTATAAATGTTTAGTATTATTTCAGGTATATTAGGTTTTGCTACTAGTGGGCTTCCAAGTCTATTAGGATTCTTTCAGCAAAAAGGTGACCAAAAACATGAACGTGAAATGGCTCAATTACAGAATCAACAAGCATTACTTATGGCTGAAAAAGGTTTTGTATCACAAGAAAAGATTGCAGCTATTGAATTAGAAGGAACGTATGCAGAAACATACGCACAAGAACGTGAAGCATTATATGCACATGACGCTAAACTTGTAGAAGGTGCATCACAATGGGTAAAGACTTTAAATGCTTGTGTAAGACCATTTGTAGCATTTACATTTGTAGGGTTACTTGTATTTGTAGATGTAGCAGGTTTTATATGGGCAGTTAAATCTACAGGTGGATTTACTCCAGAGGCTATGGATACTATATTTTCTAGTGAAGAAATGTCAATTGTAGCATCTATTATTGGTTTCTATTTTGGCTCAAGAACTTGGGAAAAGAAACGTGAAAGCGTCTAAAGAAGCAATACGTTTAATAAAACATCATGAAGGTGTAAGAAGTAAACCATACCAATGCTCAGCAAAATTATGGACAGTAGGTATTGGTCATTTAATAGGTGATGGAAAATCATTGCCAGCATCATGGAATAGAACTTTTACTAATGAGGAAATAGATGGACTTCTTGCAGCAGACCTCAATCGCTTTGAGTTGGGAATATCTAAGATGTTACCTAACGTGCAACTTAAGCAGCATGAGTTTGATGCTCTTGTTAGTTTTTGTTTTAATCTTGGCTTGGGATGCTTTCAGCGTAGCACCATTCGTCAAGCATTATTACGAGGCGATAAAGAACAAGCTATGGAGTCGCTAATGAAATACTGTAGGGCTGGAGGAAAGATTTTGCGTGGCCTTGAAAACAGACGCAAAGATGAAAAAAGGCTCTTTGAAGGGTTATAATAAGTAATCTCAACACTAGAGAATACTTATGAAAATACTTTTACTTGATATTGAATGTGCTCCTAACTTAGCAACTGTGTGGGGTATATGGCAGCAGAACGTAGCCCTTAATCAATTGCTTGAATCATCGTACACGCTTTGCTATGCAGCCAAGTTTTATGGTGAGTCAAAGATCATGTTTGATTCAATATATAAAACAGATCGTAAACATATGTTAAAAAGTATTCATGAGCTTATGGAAAAGGCTGACGTAATTGTACATTACAATGGCCTTAGGTTTGATATTCCAATGCTTAATAAAGAGTTCCTAGAAGCTGGAATGCCTCCTCCTAGCCCAGTAAAACACATTGACCTATTAAGAGTAGTAAAAAGTAATTTTAGATTTGTTTCTAATAAACTAGACTATGTATCTCAGCGATTGGGTTTAGGTAAAAAAACTGCACACGAAGGCCATGAACTATGGTTGAAGGTTATGAATAATGATCGTGCAGCATGGAAACGAATGGAAGAATACAATAAGAACGATGTCGTATTATTAGAAAAACTATACGATAGACTTAAAGGATGGATTAAAAATCATCCTAATCATAATGCGTATAATGAAGCTACTGTGTGTCCAAATTGCAGTTCAGGCAAATTACACAAGCGTGGTGAAGTAAGATCAAGAACATCTATATTCCAGCGTTACCAATGTCAAGGATGTGGTGCATGGTCTAGATCAAATACATCACATAAAGTAAGCAAAGAATCTCTTATTAACATTTAAGGACTCGTATGTCTGGCGATATTCAAGCATTATGTAACAAAATTGTAGGAAAAACTATTGTCAGCTGTGAAGTAGATTTTGAATCTCAAACCATTTATTTTGAGTTTGATGATGCAAGTTTAGTGGAAATCTCTGGCGATAACTTAGATGTGTATACAGAATTTCAAGAACTAGATGACTAAGGATAAAAATGCCAGAAGTTTTAAAATCACCAGACCAAAATGAGTTTCTTAGATTGCTATCTAAGTCGCTTCAAGGCGGAACGCAAATGCTTAATAATTTGCCTTCATCTTATTTTGCACCTCCAGCCATTAGACCATTTGTAAGTAATGAATCTAATAATTGGCTTGGAAACACTTTTGTTAAGCCTACCCAAACTTTAGCAGAAGATGCTTCTTATGGTATGCCATTATATAGTGGCAAAGGTATGACATTTAGACCAGACCCTAGATTTTTAGATGCTGCAGGAATTATTCCATCATTAAAACCAATAGGAAGCATTGCAAATATTGCAGGAAAAACTGCTGCCAAAGAACTTGCAAGACAAGTTGAAACAAATACAGGATTGCTAGGTAAATATACAATAGACCCAAGAGCATACATACACCTTCCCAATACACCATTAAATCCTAATGAATTAGTAGGTACTAGATTTGATCGTGAAAGTATTGGTGGGCTTGCAGACAAGAAAAAAATTAATCTTGAAGATTATAGAGGTGCAAGCATTGTTCCAATGCCATATGACTTATCAAGTAGAAATTATAAAATTACTAATGTGTCAGATGTTCAATTGCCAAATGAAATTATTACACATGGTGGACAAGATTACGCAAGAGATATTAAGCATATTAATGAAGGTGTGATTGGTGCATCAAACGCTGGTATAGCAGATCGCATTAAAACAAGAGCTGATATAGCTAAACAAGAAAATTTAGCTAAAGGTGGTACTGGACAAGTATTGCTTATGCCAACAACTATGGGTGCAGGATCTGAAAACTTTTCTGTTCAACCAACGCAAGTATTTTTAGGCTTATTAGATGTATCTAAACCTAGCAAAGCTGCAATTAAAGAATTAGATAATAGCATTAGAACATTTAAAGAAGCTACTGGAGTAGGCGAGCAAAGACGTATTATTCAACCATATAAAAACTTTTCTGGAGTAATGACTGAAGAAGGTAGAAATCAATTATTGACTGGTCAAAATATTGAAGGTACTGCTGGTAATTTGCGTAAAGCATTTGCTGATCGTATGGCAATGAAACAAAATCAAGAAAAATTTAAATATAATATTGAAGATGTAATTGCATCTATACAAGATCCATCTTTGCGTGGTGTTCCAAAAGGATATGCTGGCAATACTGTACTAAGTGTTAATCCAGAAGGTATGAAACTTATTCCAACAAATAAACCAACTTATAATACAGATTTTACTGGTAAATTTGAAGGATCACTTGGATATAATGCTCCATTAGAAATATTAATGATGGATCGTTATAATGATATAGCAAAAACATTTCATGGTAAAAAATCTGATTTACGCAATATGACTATTGGTGCATTAGAAAAACGTAAATCTGGAATTTCATCAATGGTTGATGATGCAATGTTAGAAAGAATGTATCAATATCAATTAGATCAAAAGAAAAAAGGTTTATTGTAATGGACAATAATTATGAGTTATTCAAAAAATTAGGATTAAGTGTAGCTCGTGGTGTGCCACAAATTGCAACAGGTGTTGTAGATTTAGCTGCATTGCCATTAACAATGACAGGCATAAAAAAACCAGAGCAAATATTTGGATCTACTGCATACTTAACAGATAAAGGTTTGTTACCACAACCACAAACAGGTTTATTAAATCAAAGTACAGAATTAGCATCATCTATGTTAAATCCTGCAGCTGCTGCTAAAGGTGGTTTAGGCCTTGCTGGAATAATGATTGGTAAAGGAGCTAAAACTTGGGATGCTGTTAAAGCTGCACAAGCTGAAGAAATGTTAGCTAAAGGTGCTGATCCAAAAGAAGTTTGGTCTTTACTAGGTACTGGAAGAGCTACATGGGATAACCAATTAAGACAAGAAATAAGTGACGATGCTGCTAAATTTAAATATCAACCTATATATGATATTAGAAATATTCCAAGAAATGACTATAACAAACTTGGTGATTTTTTAGATCATCCAAAATTATATGAAGCACATCCAGAATTAAGAGAAACAAAAGTTGAATTTGAACCAAAACCATTTAAAGATAAAAAAGGTAATCCTAATATTTTAGGTGCGTCTTATAATAATCCACTAGATAGAATAAGGCTTGAAATATTTCCTCCAAATTATAGCTTTGAAAATAATATTGATCCAAAAGACTTGCAAAACATTTTAAATAATACGTTACATGAAACAAATCATGCTGTTCAATTTAAAAATGATTTTGGTAGGGGTGGATCTTCTTCATTATTTCCACAAAGTTCTGCAGATAAAAAATTAACAAATCAAATTAAACAAGCCAATGCATTACATATTTTAAGTGAAAAACATGGTGTGCCTTTAGATAAATTACCAGATACATTTAATAGAGTTACTGGTAAAAAATTAGTTAAAGGTTCTATGGATTTATTTGGTCAATATGATAGAAATCAACTTAAAACTATATATAACGATATTGCAAATCAAGATATTAGAAAATACAAAAGACTTGGTGGCGAGGCTGAAGCAAGATTGGTTGAAAGAAGGCAGCCTCTTACAGAACAACAAAGGCTTGAAACATATCCATTACAATATTTGGAAGGTAATCGTTCAACATTAGATTACCCTACAAATGAATTATTTAATAGAAATACTAGCGGTACAATTGAAAATTTTGATTTATTAAATGATGCATTTTGGAAGAATTAATCTTCGTCAGCAAATCTTTGTAAAAGTGCTTCATGTTTAGGATCAACTTCATCATCTTCTTCAATCACTTGTTGTAGCAACCAGTTTTTATAAACATCTGCCTTTTCCATATCTTGAACTAAATTACCTTTAAAAGATGATCTTAAAGTATATTTAATAATATTACCTTTTAAATATCCAATAAATTCTTCTTTTGTAAGTTTAGCTTCAATTATATCAATTACTTCTATACCACCTACAGTATAGTGTTTTGGAGCTACTACATTGTTATCGTTCATACTTACCCCCTAATAAACATTAAATTAATCATTTCATATGTACCATATGCCATCCAAAATATGCTACCTATGACTAATGCCCATACTATCCAATCAATTACTTTTTCAATTAAACCCATTTTCCATATTCCCTGCCAACCTTAACAGAAACGTAAACTCTGTTCTTAAATCTTTTATCTAATTCATTATTATAAGTCCACTTTGGCAAAATAAAATATCCTTGACTTTCCAAGTATTTTAACCTAGTTCTATTAGTTGCACATCCTTGAATAATGTCTTTAATGCTGCAATCTTTATTATTTTGTATATAGTTGACAATAAATTTAGCTTGCCTTGCATCATCTAATTTTGTGTACATAGTTCAGTCCTTATGTATTTCAAAATACCATAATTATACCCACGCATTGTGCATTCTACCAATGTATAATCAATTAATAATTCATCTATATGTCTGCGATTATACGCACTATGAAATTCTATTAGAAACACTACAGGAAAATTTACCAAGTTTTCAAGTAT